TTGTTGTTGTTGTTTTAAAAATAAAGGGTGTTTAAGGCACACCCTTCAAAGCCTATATAACAATTAAGAGATAGATTCAACATCCAGGATGAATTGTCCTGCATCGGTAGGATCTTTCAACATGATACCACACTCACTTAATACATGGAATTCATATCCATCTACAGGTGAACTAGAAGTACCATTTTTCTTCATACCATAAGGTGAACATAATCCTTCAATGTAAGTAGAAGCCATTTCACGTCCATTATGGTAAACTTTCATAACGTTAGATTCTCCGTTAGAGTTAATCTTGAAGTTAAGGAAAGTAGCTTTGTAAGATTCAGCTGGTTTACCAGTTTGTGGGTGAAGCTGACGGTTACGTACAACTGAATTATAAAGAGGACACTCTTTTAAAGTAATTTTATCACCATTCAAACCGATATAAGTTTTGAACTGACCACCTAAGATAAGTTCTTGACCAGAACCAGTGATGAATTTGCTGTCAACTAAAGTAAAGTTAGAAGCAGATTTTTTCATAGCTTGATCAAAAAGGTTCATGAACTGACGACCACAAAGAGCAACATACTCACGTGGACCATCTTCAGTACCGTTATAAGAAAGATCATCCATGAAATCACGAAGAACTTGCTCAGTAAGAGTAGTATACTTACGCTTGTTAGCAGGAGCAATTTGCTCTTCTAAACCAGCACCAGTATAAACTGGGTTACCAGAAGCACCTTTCATAGCAGTAGTACCATTTTTATTCACGTTACCTTTACCATAGATGTAAGCAATTTCCATTTCATCCATCCATTGTGCCCAAAATTCCCATTCAGCATATTTAACCCAAGTATAAGATACTTCTTTACCTTGTGGGTTCATTAATCCTATTTTAAGAACTTTAGCTTGAGCAGCTCCAGATACAGCATACATTTTACGGAAAGTAGTCATGTAGTTCTCCATCATGAAAGGAGTTGCATAAGTAGTGTCACCAGAAGTACGAGAATGATCATGTTCAACTACGTTGTAGTCTTTAGATAATTCTTTACCAATTCCAAGAAGTGATTGAGGTACATAAGCAGCTGGATCTTTAGTGATCAATTGCAAAGTGTAAACATAATCAACACCATCTTGATAAGGTTCTTCCATTACACGGAATAAATATTGGTTGTCATCAGCTACCAATACATCACCAATAGTAAACCATTTTTCAGGTAAACCTACACGGAATGTAGAGTTAGCAATACCAGGTGTAGAACCACCATCACCATAGGTAGATTGAGCAACAGAAATAGGAACAGCTTTTTGGCTATCTCCCATTAAAGGCCAACGATATACAATGTTATCCAAACCTTTAGTACGACCAGTACCAGAAGTAAGGAATGACAATGCATTTTTGTAACCATTCATCTTGTTATATACACGAGTGATTACTTCAGAAGCCAATGCTGGCTCAGTTAAAAAGAAGTTAGATAAGTGAGTTGCCTGGGTTAGGCCAGTGTGCCAGTTACCAGTACTTATCTGTAAATCAGATAATTGCATTTTGTTTTATTTTTATATTGTTTATAGATATCAAAGTTTAACAGATTTAAAGCCTGAGAATGGATTATTCCCACCACCAAAATCTTGTGTACCACCTGAAGAAATTTTCTCTTTAGATGATTTATTGTAATTTTTCAGCATTTTGCTGAATTTGTTACTTACTTTACTTTCAACTTGTTTTTCAAGTTTCTTAATGTCAAAACCTAACATTGATTGTAAAGCAAACAACAGTGAAGCTTCATTATCCTGCTCTACTGCCATCTGATAACCTGTTTTACCAGTGGACTTATCTATAGCAGTCATATGATGCCAAAGCTGTTCTTTCATTTTAGGGGTTAATTTAAACCCTTTAATGTCTTCACGTTCAAACAAACTGTTTTTAAAATTATCCCAGTATTGTTTTTGTGCAGCTTTTTGTTTTGCAGCTTGTTGTTTTTGTATTTCTACAAGTTCTTGTTTTTGACTTGCTTCTATACGTTGAAGTTTAGTTAAAGCTGATTTAGCACGTTTTTCTAAAGTACCATTATCACGCCATTCTTCAACCATATCCCTAATATCTTCTTCAGTTTCACCTGTAAGTCTTAGGGATTCTTCAACAGCTACTATTTGTTGACTTTCATTTTCTACTTTGTAGGTTTCCCAAGAATGATTACCGTAATATACATTAAGGAAATCTTTAGGTTGACCACCATTTTGAACAAACTCTAAAAATTTACTGTATTCATCAGGTAAATTGGATACCCAATCATTAATCCTGTTTTCTACAGTCTTGTTAACCAGTTTTTCAAGACCTTCTTCACTGTCTTCAAACTCTTCATCACTATCATCAAAATCCAAAACCCCTTTGTTGTAAAGAGATTTAGCAAATTCTTTGAGCGGTGACTCAGCGTTGTCATCATCAGACTCATCTGCCACATTATCAGTATCAACTTCATCTTCAGCTTCTTCATCTGTTTCATCTTGAGCAACATCTTCAGTTTTTTTAGAATTTTTAGCTGCTTTTTCAGCTACTTTTTCTAGCTTCTTGTCAGCTTCAAGCATCCTTTGCTTTTGATCATCAGTTTGTTCTTCTTCTGCATCATCAGTTTTATCAACTAACGCTACATCATCACCATCCTGAATGTCATCAGTTGCAGGTGGGGGTGGAAATTCACCTTGTAGAATTTTAAACCCTCCAAAAGGACTTGTTCCTGCTGTTTCTTCTGTACTTTTACTTTTTGCCATGTTGTTATAATGTTAAATATAATACTTCTTGTTATATAATTTACAAAACTTTCTAAAATACGTAATAAAACATATGGCGTTTTATTATGCCAGATTTTTTAGTTTGTATAAAGTTTGGTATGTTAACGTACTAATTTCATCAATTTGGTTTTGTATCCATGTTTCTTTGAACATGATGTATGCATTACCATCATCAGTTAATTTAGCTAACATTTCAAGTGCCATTTCAGGTTCTACTGCAGATGAAGCAGGTATATTTACAGTAATAATACCATATTTACCCTGATAACTTTCAACTAAAGTATCAATATGATCTAATAACCCATCATAAAACTCATTTAAAGCCTTATGGGCAGCATATGATCCTGGTCCTGATACTTTGAGATGGGTGAGATGAATTTGATCTCTTAATTGGAAAAGTTTACCAAAAAACTCTTCAGCTTTACTTGAGGATTTACCTTTTGGTTGTCCTATTGGTTTGTTTATATCAATCATTATTTTTATTTTTTAGTTTTATTATTATTTGATGCTTTTATTTTTAATTTTTCAAGTTCAAGTTTTTTATTAGCCATTTCTTTATCAAGTTGTGCTTTTTTATTAGCTAATTCAATTTGATTTTGATTTTGTATTTTAATAGCTTCAATTTTTTTATCTTCAATATCTTTTTTCATCTGCATCTCTTTTTCTTTAAGCTGCATTTGTTTATTGTGTTTATTTGAATCCTGCATTAGTTTAGCTTGCTCACTAAATGATTTAGATGCTATCTCACGTTCTTTTAATGATGCATTAGCTACTTCCATAGGATCAGGTATTTTGTTTTCATTAACATCACTAGGACCTGTCATACTACGCATAGCGTTTATCTCAGCAACCTGAATCTTAGTTTGATTATTACTATCAACTTCATATTGTTTAAGATTCATCTCTTGTTGCTTCATTTGCATTTGCATTTCTAACTGTTGCTGTTGCATTTGTTGTTGTTGCTGTGCAGATTGTGCATCACGTTGTTGTTTAGCTTGCTCATTATTCTGTAACAACCTAATGATGTCCCTAGGATTGTCATTAACAATGGTGTCAATAATAGTAGACAAATCAGCTTTATCAGACTGAATAGCTGCCTGAGCCAGTTGCTTAAGCGTTTGAACAACTGCTTGATCTTTTGTAGCATTTGAAATATAAACACCGAATTCTGAGTTTTCAAGTTGTAATTCAGGTACATCTAAAAGTTCTATACCCATATCATCAAGTACAAACTGTACTTTCTTACCATCCCTGTAAGCCATTTTAGCACACTCTACAAGTGCCATATATACCCTACGTTTAACTTCATCATGAGAGTCAAATAAATACTCTGTAATCAACGCAGATTGATTTACTGAACGTTCTACATTACCTACAAGTTCACTTGTGTTAATAGAACCTAAACGTTGTGGTGATACACCACTGATAAATGCTACTTGAGATTTAATGTAATCTAAAGTTTGTATATACTGATTAATTTGATTAGCTAAACTTAAATCAATAGATTGAAATTGATTAAAATTTGATAACTTACCAGTAGCTACACCTTTTTTACCTTCTTCAAAGCTGTTAATAAAAGCTATCTTCATAGCTTTCAAATAATACATCCAGCGCTCAATATCCATACCTTCAGACCTAGGTACTTGAGCTAAGTCCATAAGGAATATCCTACCTTGATCACTAGCAAATGCTAATTCTAACCTGTAAGATATAATGTTGTATAAATATTGATATGGTTTAATACGATCTAACAGAGATACTGATACACTGTTAGTAGCATTATAAATTAAACCTGTATAACCTAATTTACAATAGTATGGGTTATCCATACGTCTACGTTGATTAGGTTTAGGTTGTACATTTACATAAATACTATCACCAATCTTAATACCTTCCCATGCTTCATTAATCCAAAACTCTTCAACCTTAGCAGTATCATTAAAACCTTTAAATACTTTAATATCAAAAGATTCATCTACAATTTGTTCAACAGGTAACCCTGTTTCCATATCTAAATATGTCAAATGGTAAAGCTTTTTAAATGATTTCCATTCTACACGTACTACACGTAATAATTCAGAATTAAATGAACCTGCAGTAGTGTTAATTGTTGAGAAGTTTGATAAACCTGTATCAACTACACCAGCTGTTTTATCTAATGTAAATGTAGGACTGTTATTAACTAAGTTATAACCTGATGTAAAACGTTTAGATAATGCTTCAATCTTCTCAACTTGTTCAGGTGTTAAATCACTACCAAACTCATCAATAATACTAGCAGGAGCTAACATACGTACTTCTACTACAGCTAAAGCATCATCTACATAATCTGTATCACCATCAAGTATTACAGTAACGTTTAATGGGTTACAACGTCTTAGTGTAACATCATCATTAGATATACCTGTCCAGTAAATTTCTTCACCAGCTATTAAAGCATCTTTCCATCCTTTTTTAAATATTTCTTTAGTATTTAAATTCTTACGTAAAAACTTAAGTATCTTATTGGCTTGTGACTCTATAAGATCTGTAATGTTATGCTTTTGGTATTTAACAATTTGTTCTGGGGTGGGTGGAGGATTGTTAGGATCAATAGTACTTGGATCAATCTCACCCATTAGTTTCTGCTGTAATGCAGCTACTATAGTATTTTTTAACTGTTCTTGTTTACGATTAATATCGCTTAAACTTTCTGAAACTACTATAAAATTATCACCCCTTTTAGTTTCTTCACCTATAAGAAGGTTAAGAGAAGGAGATGCAATATCATAATGCTGCAGTGTAGCTGGGAATTCATTTTCTGTAAGCCCTAAAGGATTACAAACATATTCTAAGTCAGCTTTGTTAAAACGACCATTAAACAGGTCATAGTTAATTTTTTTATTATAATTGGTTGTACGGTTAGATGCTACAGAACTGTATGACATACGTTCAAAGTAGTCCATAGTATCTTTTTTCCAATCATCATCCTTTTTCTTAAAAGGTAACTTTTGTATAGGTAAAGCCACTTTTCTTTATTATTAAGTTAGTATTTAATTTTATTGTATGTATTTTTTTGAAACAAACGCTTTGAAAAGAAAGGGTCCATTTCTAAAATAGTTTTAGGTTGTGTTTCTTCCAAATGAATTTTATGTAATTCTTTGGATTGTAATATACATAACATAAAAGCTATAACTCTATCCGTGTTAGCTTGTCTGTCATATGTAATTAATTCTTTAAGCAGTGGTATAGATTTTATAGTATGTAAATTTAATATTTTTTTTCCATCTATATCCTCACGTTCTTCATATAACCATTGTTTTAAATACAATTCACATTGATCTTTAATTTGTATAGCCATATGAATACCATATCCCCTGCTTACTTTTGAATTAGTAACAATATCCTTAATTATTTGTGGTTGTTCACACAAATAATGCAGGCTGTTCTTCATTTCAAAATAACCTTTTAAACCTTTAAGCTGGTTTTCATACAAACACTTAGCATTGTAATATATGCATAAACGTCTGCATGTTTCATAAAAATCATCAGCTCTTTCAGGTCTACCTGTATACTCAGCTACAATATGATCGTAGGTATGAGCATTAGTCATAAACCTTTTATACACAAAGAATGAACCTAATGATTCACTGTGTTGTGCTTTATCTTGATCATATGGGTCACACCCTGCAATATACAACCCAAATGGTGGGTTATCTACAGGATCCTCATACAATACAACACAACCCTCTTTGTTATCTGACTTCTGCAAAGGATAATTTATGATATCCTGCAGATCTGGGTTTATTTTAGCTTTAAGCTTGTTATTTGTATCAAAGTATAATTCAACTTTCTTTTTATCATCTCTTAAAGAAGGTGTAGTTTCAAGTTTAGCTAACCATTCATTCATCTCCATACTTGAAAATACTGTACCTGCGTTCCTTAAAAAAGATTCACTAGGTGTTAATGGATACTGTGTTATAGCATCCTGTAAAGCCTTATTATCATGCCCTGATCTTTTAGCTTCACGTAAACTCATAATTGATTCTAATGCTAATTCCTGATCAGAATTACCATCCATATCTACCATGCGTTTATTTTTGTATAAACCTAACCTACCACGTGTAGCTGGTATAAACCAACCACAACTAGTATGTGATTTACCATCTTCCCACACATTTGTAAACTCTAACAAGTTATATTGTTTTGGGTTATTAAACATGTATGCAAAGTCTGCTGTACCACCTTCCATATCACCACCAGTACCAAATACAATAGGTACACCTATCATATTCTCACCATCTTTCCAGCACGGCTCTGACATATTATAAGATTCTTTTAGGTTTACCAAAGTACCAGCTTCTTCAAATATAAATACACTAGCACTCAAACCAACAGATGCAAATGGGTTATCTTTAAATGTTAACTTAGTTACTTCAGACATGTAACCACGCCACACTTTAACACCATCTACAGATGCTTCAAACCTGGACTTAACAAAATCCTTTGTATCAGGATTACGTTGTTTACGCCATTCTGTGTTGGCATTTAAAAAGTTCATATTGTCTAAAACCATGTTCATTGTGTTTGTAGACAAACGTTCTAAATAAGCACCTATAACACATTTAGAATCTCTATAAAAATTATATTCATGTGTCATT